ATAAAAAAGAAAATCGCGGTGGCTACCGACCGGAAACGGTGGCGGCAAATCTGAAAAGCTGGCGCATTCGCGGCGTCAAAGTGTTTTGCGGAAAGACGGGCTACTCGCTCGCCTTCGTCAAGGCCGTCCAGGCGACCCCGGCAGGCGCAGAATCATTCACCGACAACGAAATTGACCTGCTGAAATTTGTGAAGGCGGCGAATGAGTTGTTGGGAACGGCGACGGATTTGCCGGCCGGCTTTGCTACATGGAAAGAGTTTCGCGAAATGAATGAGGCTCGCATCGCGGAAGTGAAGCGGCTGGAGGCTCAAAAGCTGGTGATGGAAACGAGCGAGGTAAAGCGGCAGGTGGCGGAAGGTGTTGGGCTGCTTTTCAGCGAGCTTGACCGGCGCGACCGTGAACAACCGCCCGCACTGGCCGGCCGATCTGCTGTCGAGATTTCAGAGCGGATGCAGGCCGACACGAAATCCATCAAGAAAAATCTCGAACAGAAATTTCAAGCCATCGCAAAATGAATCTTTTCGACAACTCCATTCCAAAGAATCATCCAGAAGATGTCATTGCATGGGCGGAGACGTGCGGTTTGAAAGTGGATGGTCATTCATTTGATTCATCGCGTGTGCCTCAACTCATCGAACCGCTGCGCGCGATGGTGAATCCGCGCGTGCGCGTAGGCACGCTGGTAAAACCCGTTCAAAGCGGCGGCAGCACAGTTGGTGAAATCCTGCTGGCGTTTTGGGCGGCATTTTTCTACGGCCAGATTCAATACAACTGGCGCGATCAAGGCATGGCGGAAAAACGATGGGACACACGAATTAGAAAGATGCTTTTATCAGTTCACGATTTGGTTTGGGCGGGCGGACGTTACGATGAATTGATTTGCATGGCAAAGTTTGTGAACTCGACAATTTTTGTCCAGGGGACGCGCGCGGACGGCGCGCTCGATTCGGAGACAATTCCATTCCAGATCAATGAGGAATTGCATCTATGGGAACCGGGGCTGCTCGACAAGGCGCGTCGCCGGCAAACGCTGGTGTGGAATTCAAAGGCACTCGACATTTCAAATGCTGGCGTCGTCGGCGACCAGCTTGAGGCGGCTTATGAGGAAGGCAGCATGGAAATTTGGGAGGTGCTTTGTCCCGGCTGCGGAAAACATCACGTCATGCAATTTCGGTTCAATGAAAAAAATCCCGAACTCGGCGGGCTGCGATTTGACACGGCGGCGGGGCGGGTGGACGGAGGGAAATACAACCTCAACAAAATTGTGCCGACGATCCGCTACCAGATGCCCTGCGGCTTTATCGTGCGCGACGACGCACGCGAGCGGCGCGCGCTGGTTGGCCGCTACCGCACGACAAATGCGGGAGCGATTGAATCCCGCCGGTCATGGAATTATGACGCCGTGAGCGTTCCTGAAATCAAATGGCCGGAGCTGACTTTTGAATGGCTTAAAGCTGTGCGCGCGCTAAAGGCCGGCGACGGTGAACCGATGAAAAAGTTTGTGCAGGAGCGCGAGTGTAAGTTTTATTCTGAAGAACGCGTCCCTTATTCCGGCATGGTGGTCGTGAACAATATGCTCGTGAAATCTCGCGCGGGCTTGCCCGGCCACGTCATGCGCGCATGGTTTGCCGACAAGCAAAAGGGTTACGCACACAAGGGCGAGTTCACACATTACTGGCTCGTCATCCGCGATGTGATGCCAAATGCGGACAGCCTGCTGGTGTATGAGGGATTGGTTCAGACGGATGCAGATTTGAAAGCACGGCTGGAAGAACATGAATGCGTGCCACAAAGCGGCGCGATTGATTGCGGATGGGATCGGCAAAACGTCTTGCAACTATGCTATCGAGAAGGCTACAACGCGCAGACGACAAGCGCGCAGGATAAATTATTTTATCATGCGGCAGAAAAATCGTATCGAATTTATAGCGCACCAGAAGGTTTACATAAGCAATTGAAAGTGCCTCCGAAATTCGACTACTCTAATTTCATCTTGAATGGAAAGCTTGAATATCGTCCTTCAGGCGAAGAACCGCTGCATTGGAGTATCCACCGGATAGGTTCGTTGAAGCTTCTGAATTTTCTGCGCGGACATCGTCAACTTGTCGAGCGAAACAATGAAACTGACTTTATCAAATGGGAAGTGCCGGGAGACGTGAGTGATGATTACAAAAAGCAGATGGAGTCGTGGGAGTTTTCAAGCAAAAAAAAACCCGGCACAAATCAGGTGATGGAGGTTTGCAAGCAGCGATTACCCGCCGATCATTTACTTTTCTGTGAGGCTGGAATTGCAAACTTGATTTACATGGCACCACACCCAGACCATCCAGGGCTTTCAATTCTGTCCGTCCGCCTAGCGCAAATGGGATTGACGGAAACCGCGATTGCGACACAAACTGAAAACACACCAACGCCATCTTCGACTTGATGGCTTTCTATGTGATGATGAAAATAATCCACGATGGATCGCTCGGATCAAAACTTGAATTATGAACGCGCGCCGAAAGAAAAACCGTCCGAGGGCAATTAAGTCGCGCTGGCTGAAACTGAGATCAAAAATGAAATCCCTCCAACCGCTATCTAAACGCCAGCGTGAAATCCTGCGGCGATGCGCCAACGGCGAGACGGATAAGGCGATGGCGACAAAGCTCGGCGTGTCAGTCGAAACCATTGCGTTCCATTTCCGTGAAATCTTCTGGAGATTAAAGGCGCGGTCACGTTGCCATGCGGTTAAAATTTTCTACTCCACCAAAAGCCCAATTTAGCACCTACACTTTCGTGTAGGTATTATTTCAGATTGCAACGGTTTATGATGTTGGTGTGGATTACACCTCGCAAGAATTGGCCGCCTTTCTAAATCGCGCATGGAACAATGCGGCGAGCGGAGCCAACACGCTCCCTGACCAACTGATTGCCGAGCAGCAGGCCGCGCTCAACTTCATCGCCACCGTCGGTTCGCTTTCGCACGTCTCAAAGAATTCCACCTCGCAGGCTTACGGCGGCTACAACCCCGGCAACCTGACCGTCCGCCAGATCGTGAGCATTTGGACGCGGCTCATTGAAATTCACGACGACATCAAGGTGAAGATCGTGGACGCCTTCACTGAAGCCGTGATTGTCATTCCGGCGGATTATGATTTCGACATTGATGTTTTCGCGCAGATGAAAAATTTCCTACGCCAGCAGGAAATGCCGCGCATGCCGGACATCCGCGACAACCGCGTCCCGCTGGCGCGCACGGTGGTCTATGAAGTTTCAGGAGGCCCGCCGTGAACCGTCTCACGTCCATGTATCACGGCGTCCGCGCGTTCCTGAATGAGCGCGCCGAGACGCGTGCGCTGGCGACGCTGGCGACTACCAACCCGGCGGTGGTTCGCAACGGCACGCGGTTGCAGAAATGGCCGGTTCAGCGCGCGTGCGCCGCGCTGGTCAAGGCGAACAAGGCGCACCACGTCTCCAACTGGTATGAATCCGGCAACCCCTATTCGGACGGTTCTCGAAGTTACCTTCCTGAAGTCCTTACCGATGCGCGTTACGATCAAAACCAGATCACCCGGCGCGAAGCCATGCGGAGGATGCGCTATTGGGAGCAAAATTCAATTTTCGTCAAACGCGCGAAGGACATCAAAAGTCAATACGTCATCGGCACGCATTGCCCGGTGGTGACTTCACTTTCAGCGGACACGGTCTGGCAGAAAAACGCCGAGGTGGTGTTCCATGAAATGTGCGCGTCCGCCGGCTTGAATGGCGAATCGCTTTTTGCGATGCTCGACATCGGCTGCGGTCGCAAGACGGTTGACGGCAACGTGCTGTTCGTGCAAACGAGCAAGCCGGGCGCGGTGACGATCCGGCGCGGGGCGAAACATGAAACCGAATTGTCCGTGATGCGGCCATGCTACCAGATGGTCGAAAGCCACCGCGTCGGCACGCCGTTTTCGAGATGGCAAGACGAAGGGCAGGACATTTTCGACGGCATCCAATACGGCGAAATCTCAACGAAACTGCCGGACGGCCAGACGGTGAAACACAAAGTCCGCACGCATTACTGGGTCAACGATTCGGCGAATGTTTTCAGCGTTGAACAGGGGTTCACGATGATCCCCGTCCAGTTCGCCTACTACGCATCGACCGCGCACCGGGTCAACGAACCGCGAGGCATGACGGATTTCTACGCCGCCGAGCCGACGCTGGCGAAGCTGGAGGACTTGCTTGATTTGGAAATGAAGGCGCAGGTTATCCAAAGCGACATTGCAATGTTTATCACCAATGGCGCTGGGCAGGCTCCAACCATGTCGCAGCAGTCGTCATTGTCGTCGCTTGGTATCAAGGTTTCAACCGGTGGCGACGGCAAGCCTGTGGTGACTGCGAAGGACATCGAGAACGTCAAGGCAATTTACGAAAAAGTCATGGGGGGACAGAAGTTTTACGGCCGCACGGGCGACACGGCGCAGATGATGGCCCCGAACCGGCCCGCCGAGGCGACGCTGAACTTGTGGAATTTCGTCATTGATTCATTCTGCGGCGCGGCGAATGTGCCGCGCATTTTGATTTTCCCCAAGACGCAAAAGAAAGGACAGGGAACGGAAGTGCGCGCAGAAATTGAAGCTGCCAACGCCGCCTTCATCAAGGAGTTCAACCTCGTTTGGAAGCCGTTTATTCATCAGGTTTGGGAGTATTTTATCGGCTGGGCGGTGCAGAATGATGAGCGCGTGAAAAATCCGCCGGCTGATTGGAAGCAGATTGATGTCTCGCATCCGCGCTCCGTGGTAGTTGACCTCGGTTACGCAGCGGCTGAAACAATTTCTTTTTTGGCGGCAGGACTTATCAGCGTGCATCAGGTGGCGCAACAGTTCGGCACCACACGCTCGAAAATCATAGACAACTCAGTTCGAGACGTTGCGGACATCAAACTGGCCTGCGCCAAGCTCGCCGAAAATTCGGATTATTCAAAATACGGAATCACCGTTGACGCATCAGAAGTGCGCTCGAATCTTGCCGAAGTTGTGAAGGCTTTCGCGGCCAAAACCGCCGCTGAAGCGCAGCTTGAAATGGCAACCAACCAACCACAGCCGCAAAACGCATGAATCGAAAACACATCATCCGCCAGCTTCGCAACAAAGGAATTGATTTTGATCACAACCTTTCAACAAAGGAGTTGGACGCCATTTTGCAGCAGCCCGAAGCGCAGAACCGGGTTTGTCGCACGCTGAATTTTGCGGCGGGCGGCGGAAGGATAAAGGTCGCGTTCAACGCCAAGAATGAAGATTCACCGGCGGACATCACCATTGCAGAGGACATCGGCAAGGATGCGTGGACGGGGCAGGGATTCTGCCTGAAGGACATCACCGACGCCCTCGACGCCATAACGCCAAAAACCCGCCCGCTAAATTTCTTGGTTGACTCGCCAGGAGGCAGTGTAAGCACGGGTGACGCGATCCACAACACGCTGCTCGGATGGAAGGGCGTCATCAATAAAACCATCATCGGAGTGGCCGCGTCAACCGCATCGTGGTGCATCCCAGCCGACACTACGCGCGTTTTCAAAAACTCTCAAATTTTCATGCACCGAGCCATGTGCGCGCCCGCCGGCAACCGAGACGACTTGATGGGAGCTGTCAAGTTTCTCGACAAAGTGGACGGTCAAATTGCAGGGATGTATGCCGACCAATCTGGTAACGAGGCGGACGAAATGCTCGACATGATGAAGGGCGAAGACGGGCAAGGCACGCTTCTGACAGGTGCCGAGGCGGTCGCTTGCGGAATGGCTGATGAAATCATTGATGGCGCAGCGACAAACCAATTTTCAACTGACTGGATCAATTCCGCGAAGAAAAAACTCGCGGCGCTCAACACGCTTTCCGCGCCCCCGCAGGGAGCGGCAAATCAACCAACAACCAAAAACGAAGAAATTATGAACAAAACGCAAATGCTGGCCCTGCTCAACAAGTGGGGCGTAACCGTTCCTGAAAACGCAACCGATGACCAGATCATCGCCTTGGTGAACTCCGGGCCGAAGCCCGCCGCTGCGCCGCCGGTTGCGCCGCCTGCCACCGCGAACCTCGACGATCATCCGACCATCAAGGCGCTCAACGCGCAGATTGCCGCGAACCGCCGCAAGGACATCCAAGCCGCCGTGGATAAGGCCGCCAGCGAAGGCCGAATCCCCGTTTTGGAAATTGAGAATTGGGTGAATACCGCTTGCGCCTCAACCGATCATCCAACCAATGGAAACCCGACGCTGGCGATGCTCAACAAACTGGTGCCGGTCGCGCCCGGCGTGCTTCCGGTGTTGGATTTCACAGCATTTGATCCAAAGAACACGAGCGACAAGGATATTGCGCGCGGTTTTGTGGCGCACAACGCCGCGAAAGATGCTTGGATCAAAGGAAACAATTCTGTTTCCATGCTTGAAATCAGCAATGCCGCAAAGGAAAAGGCAATGTTTTTCCAGAAGTTCAATTACATGGCCGGAAAGGAGCAGTGCAATCGGCTGGTGGATATGTGTAAGGCTCGCAATGCAAATACTATTGACGCAGGGCTTCAGCGCCAAGTGATTTTGCAGGATATAGTCATCCGTGATTTTGCCCGGCGCGTCATTGGGCTGAATATGTTCAGCACCGTGTTCCGCGACGTGCCGCTGCAAGGTCTGGACAGCGTGGAAGTGCCTTACTTTGATTTGGACAGCTCGGCTTCCACAAAGTTTGTGTCCGGCACCGGTTACACCACGGTTGGAAACACGTCTTCTGACAAGCGCGAAATTAAAATCGGCGAGACGGCCACCAACACCGCCGGCACCACGGGCGGCGCGCGACTCTATCAGGCGCTCGCGTTCAGTTCGCAGGAAATCGCCCGCCAGCCTTATTTGAAGGTTGCGGAACTGGCTGGACTCAAGGCCGAGAAGCTGGCTTATGACATTTTCCAGGACATCTTGAGCATCGTCACGGTGGCGAACTTCGGCGCTCCGGTCATCACCAAAGCTGCCAACCAGTTTGACAGCGACCAGCTTGCGCTTCTGAAGCTGGCCTGCAAAAAGTGGCCGTCCGAAGGTCGCGGTTTGATATTGGACAGCGCCTACGATGCAAATCTGCTGCAAGATCCGTCGTTCAAGTTCGCACTCAACGCGGCCAGCGACAGCGCCATCAAGGAAGGCCGTTTGTTTCCGCGCGTCATGGGGTTTGACTACCTCGAAAACCCGACCATTCCGGCGAACGGAATGAATCTGGTCGGTTTTGCCGTCTGGAAATATGCCATCCTTGTGGCCTTCGCGCCCGTCCCGCCCGTGCAGGAAGTTCGCAATGCCGGCACGACTTGGGAAATGGTGATTGACCCGGCCACGGGCATCTCGCTCGAATACCGCCAGTTCGGCACGAACACCACGGACGTTGCCACCAACATCATCGAATCCAGCTATGGCTATGCCGCCGGCCTCAAAACCGCGCTCAAACCCATTGCCAGCGCGTAAATTGGAAACATAGCGCGGCGGGATTGCCCGGCCCGCCGCGCTTAATTTGGGCAAACAAAAAAATGATTGAAACAATTTTACTCGCGCGAAACCGCAAGACCGGAAAACAGGAAATTCTGATGGGCAGTGAAACTGAATTTCACGCGCAAAAATCCAAGCTGCATGAATACGACCCGGAAACGAATGAAGATTTTGACCGCATCGGGCTTTATCAACTTGTGCCTCAAAAGAAGGTTCTGAAGCTGGTCACCAAAAAGGAGCTGTCCGATTTGAAAGCCAAGCATCAAAAGACGATTGATGACGCCGCGAAGCCGGCGGTGAAAACCACTGATCTGAAAATTGCTGCCGCTGAAAAAGCCGAACAGGAAGAACTGACCAAATCTCGCGCCGCAGAGATTGATGAAATTAAGTCGGCAACCAAGAAAATTTAACCGCCGCGACGCGGCACAACAAAAACCACAAACAACAAAAACAAAATGAAAAAA